AACTTTAGTGCAAGCCTAACTCCTAAAAGATATAAGTCTGGAGGCGTAAATGCCGCAGGCAACTACACTAAGCCAGGCATGCGTAAAAGAATCTTTAACAGAATAAAGGCTGGAACTAAAGGTGGTAACGCAGGTCAATGGTCTGCAAGGAAAGCCCAGATGTTAGCCAAAGCATATAAAGCCGCAGGAGGCGGATACAAAAACTAATGGCACTAAAAAAATCTCAACAATCACTAAAAAACTGGACCAGGCAGAAGTGGAGAACCAAGTCTGGTAAAAAGTCATCAGAGACTGGGGAGAGATATTTGCCAGAAGCGGCAATAAAGAATATGTCCGACGAAGAGTATGCAGCAACAACACGGGCTAAAAGAGAGGGAACGAAAAAAGGAAAACAATTTGTTGCTCAACCAAAAGAAATCGCTAAAAAAACCAAAAAATATAGAACTATGAAAAAGGGAGGAATGATGAAAGGCAAAAAGTCTCAGATGGGAATGGTAAAGAGTGCTGCACCCAAAAGAAAAAAAGAGATGAGCGACAAAGAATACTTTGCGATGCAAGACCGCAAGAGAAGAGAAGGCATAGCCTCCATGACTGGACAGGATAGTGTAAACTTTCTCCAGAAGTTAATGGGTGGTTCAGGAAGATTTGCTAAAATGGCTTCTAAAGAAGCAGGGAGTGAAGCCGCTTCTGAATTTGCACAAGATTTAATGGGTGGTTCAGGAAGATTTGCGAAGGCTGGTAAATCAGCCCTAACGGGAGCATTAACTGGTGGTGCAATGGCTAGTCGTAATGGTGGAAAACCAAAAAAATTAAAAACTAAAAAGATTAGCGCTAAGGAGTTTGGTTCTATGGAAATGGGTGGTATATTAAAAGGCGCACTAACAGGTGCATTAAAAGGTGCTGCAACTGGAGCCATATCAGGAATGGGTGCTGAAAAAGTTCCTTCTGCTAAATCTGGCATGCGTTTTAAGAAGTTATCTAGAAAGATTCAAAAGTCAGGCAAGAGCAAGTCAGCCGCTGACGCGATTGCTGCTGCTGTAGGAAGAAAAAAGTATGGTGCTAAAAAGTTTGCTGCCATGGCTGCCGCAGGAAGAAAAAAAAGAAGGTGAACCGTAAAACTTTAGGGAGTTTTAGTTTAGCCTTTACGCTATTGTTTCTATCTTACGGCTTGATATATATCATAATGAGATGAACTTTAATTGCAATGGGTGTGGCGCTTGCTGTCGAAGAGTAGGTACGATGCCCAAAGAACTTCTGGTAATGAATAATCTAGAAGTAAAGCCAGACGGTTCTTGTAAGAACCTCCAGTCAGATAACAGTTGCTCTATATATGAAACAAGACCGAGCATATGCAGAGTATCTGATATGCAAAAAGATTCAGGCTTATCTCAACTAGAATATTTTCAATTGACCGCTAGTGTTTGTAATATTTGGATGGACGAAGACAAGTCTGATTACCCTCGACTTGATGACGATTATTCTGATCACATAATAGACTCAAGATCAGACGATTAGTAAATTATTTAATTTTACCTTCTAGTCTGTTATAAAAACGAGACACCAGCAACCTCCCTTTTTGAGACAACGCATATCTAATCCTGTAATTATACTTGGTCTCTTCTCTAAATATGTGATCTTCTAATGTTCCAGATGGTGTTAGTTTATCAAAATGCTTATATATATATTCTTTTTTAAGCAAAGGATATAATACTTTAATGCCCACTTGATTTCTTCTCTCGTCCAAAGACTTAGATATGTAGTCCAAAGTCCAAAACTCCAGGTCATATACATGAATTAAAAAAAGTATTTGCCTGGCACTCAAGCCATAAGTCTCTACGGCTTCTTTCATTATCTTTTTGTAGTTCTTTAAGTAGTTGCTCGATACAGATCTTTTGTCAATGAAGGAAAAGTCCCTGAACATCTTACTCCTTTTGACTCGACTCTTAGGCATGATCTTTAAATTGTATCTTTGTAAAAAAGTAAAGATATGGCATCACTAAGTGGAAGCAAAATAAAAGATACCTTCAATTTAATTTTGAAGACTGCAACGACAGCGCTCTCTGGAACTAAGCAAAGCATACAAGACGGTGACGGAAACAACTCAGCACTAAAACTATCTACTAGCGATGTAGAAGTAGCAGGTGCATTATCTATTGTTCCTCAGCCTGCAACATCTAGCACAGAGTTGACAGCGTTGCTTATAGCAACGTCTGGTACAGTAGTCACCAGGGAATTAGACACATCGGCATTTGGCAGTGCATCTATAACTGCTCAATCTCCTTTGTCTGCTACAGGAAACACAATCGGTGTTGACGATCCTATTAACCTTTCTCAGTTAACCTCCACAACTGCCGCAACTGCGGATAAGTATTTAATATGGGATGAGACGGCTTCTGCATATAAGTATATTCTTTTTTCTGACCTGGTTACGTTTGTTCAGAACTCAGCAGGAAGTACAAACTTTTTACCTGTAATGTCTTTGGTAGCAAATGCTGCTACTTCGATGGCAACTTCAAGTGCGAATGTTTCTTGGTCGCTTATTACAGATGGTGCAGGAAATAGTTCTAGCGCAGGATTTTCCACAGACAATCAGATAGAACTACAGGATTCTACACTTGTAAGAGATCAGATTCAAGTTAATGTGTCGGGCACTTATAAGATTGAGGTGAGTATGGAAATAAATTCTTCAACAGGAACTCCTGACGTGGAAGTAGAAATACATGAGGATACAAATACGCAGTCTCTTCAAAAGGCAAATAGGACAATGAATGGAAACACTCTAAATGCTATAAGTTTTACAGCCACAAGACAGGCTACCGCAGGGGAACAGTTTTCTATAAATATTAAATCTTCAACAGCCGCAACATACACCAAAAACTCCTATTGTATAATAACTCAGATAGCGTAACTTAGGATACGTTATGGAGGAAGATTACGAAAACAAAATAAGAGTAGAAACCTTTATTCAGATTAAGCAGAAGGTTGAAGAGATCACAGACATTGTAAAAGAAAATGGGCTTGAGGATGACTTCATGTCTTGTTATTGCTTTGCTTTACTAAGACCCATGAGTGAAGATATGGACGGTCATTCAAAGGTTGAACACATGTCAGGGTTTCATGCAGAATCTCCCACAGAGATACACACAATGACGCAAGCAATGATACAAGATTATTTTATTGCCGTGACTCAAAAGAAAGACACCTCCTCTTTAGATTACTGGCTTGACGATAATAAATGATTTTGCATTAGTTTTGTTAATCATCCATAGAATTAAATTTAAAATAAAAAAAAGTGGATCTTATAAGAAAGATAGTAGTAGGGCAAAACCCTAAAGATGCCATGGCTTATTACGTTGGCCAAAAGGCAGGAGTAAGCAGAGTTCACGCAATAATAAAAGACGAAAAGTGTATGGCTAAGTACGGCATAAGCCGTTGGTTGATATACATAGAAAATGATGAAGATGGCGTTATGCTTTGGAAGACGGTAGAGGGTATGCCTTGTCTTGTTGAACATGATTGCGTATTCTCATGAAAGCCTTATATCATTTTATTGTAAAAATACCTAAGCCTCTAAAAGACACAATTAAAGTTGGTGATCAGGAAATGTATCTTGACTCTAAGTGGAATGAGTTTCAAAATAGAGTTTCTTCTGCCGAAATAGTAGCAGTACCAGAAAAATATGATACAGGGGCAAAGCCAGGAGACTTGTTATACTTTCATCACAATGTTGTTTTGGGTGGCAATCATATGGATGGTAATAACGGGAAAGAATTAAAAGAGACAAAGGGTCCTCGTGGTCAAATAGTAGACTATAAAGAAAAATTATACTACGTCATTTATGATGAGTGGGATCACTTCGGAAACCAAGCGTTTGCGTATAGTCATGATAATCAGATACATACGCTAGGTAAGTGGTTATTCTTAAAACCTTGGAAGCCTGTAAGACCAAAATCTTCAATCCTAGAATTAGTTTTAGAAGATAAAAATTATGATCACGGTAGAAAATATGGTATCTTGAAGTATCCCAGTCGAGTTGCTGAAGAAATAGGATTAAGTGTTGGAGATACTTGTTGGATTCGAGACTCATCAGATTATGAAATGGAAGTCGAAGGGGAAAAAGTATATAGAACGATAGTAGACGCAATTCATGGCACGCTCCAAGAATAAATACGACAACATCGCGACGGCTAAGAATCTGCGTTCCTCTATGCAGATAGCGGTACATAACATGATAGAAGAAATAAAAAAGCCTGTAGATAACGAACTCTCTGGTTCACAGAGAAAAGCAGAACTTCAGGCCATTAAACAAACAGCAGTAGATGCTAAGGAACTCATTATAGAGATAGAGAAGACTACGGCTATCATCAATAGCCTAACTAAAGATGGAACTATAGAGGGTACTAAAGATTACTCAAGCGGATTTGCGGAACAATATTCTAAGCGTTGAGTGCGCTAAAAAAAATAGAAGCAAGAGAAGAGCCTGTAGTAAATATATGCCCTGATGACTCTGAAGGCTTGATAGTAGAGGTGGGAGATCTTTCTATTCAATTGCCAAAGGCACCTGCTAAAAACAAAATACTTTTTCACAACTTAAAAAAAGAAGATCAATATTGGAGGCGCCAGGAACTTCCAAGTGACCTGGCTATCATATCATCTATGGATGAATGGTCTCAGACCCCAGATGAGTTTAGAAAAAAATATCAATCTTATATAAAAACAGAATATGAAAGAAGAAGAAACGGAGTATGGTTTTACAATAATGGGGAACCAACTTATATCACAGGGCACCACTATTTCTTCCTACAGTGGTCCAAGATTGACGTGGGATACCCCAGTTTTTTGCGGTTCCAACAGGAACTATTTATACATATGGAAGCCTGCTTCCGAGACCCCCGATGCTTAGGTCAAGTATATACTAAGTGTAGACGCTCTGGATATACTCAGATGAGTTCTTCACTATTGTCTGGAGAAGCAACTCAAGTAAAGGATAAACTGCTGGGTATAATGTCTAAGACAGGATCTGACGCTCAGGAAAATATATTCATGAAAAAGGTTGTGCCTATATATAGGTCTTATCCTTTTTTCTTTAAACCCATACAAGACGGAACAACAAATCCAAGAATGGAGTTAGCATTTCGAGAGCCGTCAAAAAGAATAACTAAAAAAAATAAAACTTCTGTACAGGGCGAAGCACTAAATACTATTATCAACTGGAAGAATACAACCAACAACGCATACGACGGAGAGAAACTACACATACTATACATGGATGAAGCGGGCAAATGGGAAAAGCCTACAGACATTAGAGAGTCCTGGAGAATACATAGAACTTGTTTACTTGTAGGTAGGAGAATTGTCGGCAAGGCATTAGTGGGTAGTACGGTTAATCCATTGGACAAAGGAGGTTCTAACTTTAAAAATCTAGTTTACAATAGCGACCCTAATGACAGAAACGAAAATGACAGAACCAAGAGTGGTCTGTATCGAGTCTTTATACCCGCTTACGAAGCCTTAGAGGGATTCTTTGACAAATATGGTATACCTGTAGTAAACGATCCAGAAAGTCCCGTAGAAGGAATAGATGGAGATATGATAACAATAGGGGCTAAGACTTTTTTAAAGAATGAGAGAAAGGCATTGGTTGATGACAATTACGAACTTAACGAAGTTATAAGACAGTTTCCATTTACTGAGCAAGAAGCATTTAGAGATAGCGCCAAGTCTTCAGTTTTTAATGTTCAAAAGATCTATGAACAAATACAACACAATGATGAACTCTACCCATCTCCAATAGTTATAGGTAATTTTATTTGGAAAGGCGGAAAGCAAGACTCCGAAGTAGTCTTTGCGCCAGATCCTAACGGAAGATGGAGGATTGCATGGCTACCTCCTAATCACATGAGAAATAAAAACGGGCCCGAAAACAAACTTTTAGGTTGTGCTGGAGTTGACTCGTATGATATAGATGCGACTGTAGATGGTCGAGGATCTAAAGGTGCTTGTCATTTTTATAATAAGTTCTCTACTGAGTTTCCTGCTAATATGTTTGTTGCTGAATATGCTAGCCGTCCACCCCTGGCTAAAATATTTTATGAAGATATATTAATGGCGGCAAGGTTCTATGGTTACCCTGTTTTGATAGAGAATAACAAATACGGTATTGCAAGATACTTTGAAACCAGGGGCTATGATCATTATCTTCTAGACAGACCTACACACTTAGGTTCTGGTTTCGGCTCGAAAACAAAAACAAAAGGAATACCTTCAAACTCCCAAGAGATAATACAGGCTCATGCTCAAGCAATAGAAGCGTACATACATTCTCATGTGGGACTCAATGAAGAGTCTATTGAAATGGGACGCATGCCCTTTCAAAGAACCTTAGAGGATTGGATAAACTATAGGATTGATGATCGAACAAAGTTTGACTTAACGATATCTAGCGGTCTTGCGTTACTGGCAGCGCAGGGAAACATAAAGCCAGTAGTAAAAACAAACTACAACGATAAGAAGTGGTTTAGAACAGGTAAAGTAATTTTAAGATGAAAGGCGACCCAATATATTACATGATATTAGAAGTAGGATACAGAAAATTCTATCCTAAAAAAAAGAAACAACTCCCATATACAATAAGTAAACAATGGTGTGTATCTAAGTATGATGATCCTCAAGATATTATGATTCACGCAACTCATTCCATGACCTCCCTTAAACAAAGACTGTTTGCTAAAACATACAAGGGGCAGCATCAGATTAAAATAAATAAAGTGGTTTCAAAGAAAGAAGTGGGTCAAACAGCCATTGATTAAAAGGCACTTACATCGCCGCCTCTCTCGACGGCTAGTATTTAACTTATATTTGCATAAGTTAACTATATACCATCTTTTTATAGATCTATGTCACAAAGTCGTCCAGCAAATGGTTATTCAACATTTCCAGATGCTCTAGCACCAACCGAAGAAAAACTCACGCAGGCTTACGGACTTGCTTGGGCAAAGGCCATTTACGCACAGTGGATGGGAAGCGACAGCACTAACAATCTTTACGGAAAGAGGTTCAATTCATTTGAGACATCGAGGGCTTATGCAAACGGAACTCAGGACACACAGATATACCGACAAATATTAAACTCCATCAATGCAAACAATGGAGATGGTACACTGTTGACATTGGACTACACTCCTGTACCTATTGTTCCTAAGTTCGCTAAAATAGTAGTAAATAAAATATTGTCGCAAAAGCCCTACCCCCAGGTAGAGGCGGTAGACCCGCTCTCCCAGTCGGAAAAAGACATCAAGAAAAAACGGACAGTAGTTCGTATTGAAAATATTGATATGATCCGAGAGGCTAAGGAGTCAGGTTTGGATGTAGATGTAGATCCAGATGATTTACCTCAAACAAAAGAAGAAACAGAAATATTTTTAGATACCAACGTAAAGACAGATGCGGAAGTAGCGGCTCAACTAGCCGCCGAACTTACTTTACAGTGGAATGACTTTGATGAAAAAATATTTAGAAGAGCCGTTGAAGATTTAGTTACTTGCGGTGTAGCCGTAGTCAAAAGAGAGAATGATCCTAATTATGGAATCAAAACAAATTATGTAGATCCTGCATACTTCTTACACTCTTACACTACTGATCCAAATCTAAATGATTTAGTTTATGCTGGAGATATTAAAAGAATTAGTATTTCTGAACTAAAGAGAACTGCTGGTAGTCAGTTTACTGAGGCTCAGTATAAAGAGATAGCGAAAACCGTAATGAACAAGTACGGTAATGACCCTAATGCCTTCATGAGTACCTGGTATGACAACGCTGCAAATCAAAACCGATATGGATACGATGAATTTTCTGTTCAAGTTTTAGAATTTGAATTTAAGTCCGTGGATAGCATGGTTTATGAAAACAAAGAATCTCGTTTCGGCAATGCTGGTTTTTATTACAAAGGAGATACTTACGAGGCACCAAGGGAATCTGTTTATGATCGTAAGCCTGTCTTCATGAATAACGAAACAGTTTATGGAGGTAAGTATGTTTTAGGAACTGACTATTTATATGATTATGGTCAAAAGAAAAATGTTCCAAAGAACATATATGACATATCTAGAGCCAGGCTTTCATACTCTATGATAGCATTGAACATGAGAGATATGATGCCTAAGTCTTTAGTTTCTAGCGTTATAGGTTTTGCTGACATGCTTCAGATAACTCATTTAAAGTTGCAGCAGTCAATTGCTAAAGCAAAGCCTGATGGATTAGTTATAGACATAGAGGGATTGGAGAATGTTCAGTTAGGAAGAGGAGGAGAACTTCAACCTTTAGAGATTCAAGATATCTACGAACAGACTGGAGTTTTTTATTATCGCTCTAAAAATCCTGAAGGAGGTTTCCAGAACCCACCAGTTAGAGAAATTCAAAATCAAATTAGAAACATATCTGAACTAGTGAATATATACAATCACTATCTCAGGATGATAAGAGATGCTACAGGAATTAATGAAGTCATGGATGGAACTACTCCAAAAGGAGATGTTCTTGTAGGGGTTCAAAAACAAGCGTTGGCAGCAGGAAACAATGCACTATATGATATTCAAAATGCTGCAATGGTCTTGTTTAGAAGGGTAGTAGAAGACATAGTCAAATGTGTTCAAATTATGCCTGACAAAAGTATACTTTATAAAATGTATGAGAACGCTATTGGAGAAACTAATATGGCTGTTCTTTCATCGTTTAAACGACTTACGATGTACAATTTTGGAGTTAAAGTGATAACAGAAATGTCAGATCCAGATCGTGCATATTTAGAACAAAACTTAAATGTTGCCTTGCAAAGTGGTCAGTTAGATTTAACAGACATACAGGCGATAAGACAGTTAAGAGATCCAGACCAAGCAGAAAGGTTGATGGCTGTTCGCATTGCCAAGCGAAGAGATGCGAAAATGCAAGAGCAACAGATGCAAGCGCAGATGACTGCTCAGTCAAATATTCAAGCGACCAACGCTGCTGCTCAGGCTGAGATTCAAAAGAAACAAGTGGAACTTCAACTAGACTTGCAGAAGGCTTCTGTAGACGCTGAGGTAAAACTAAAAGTAATGGAGGTAGAACATCTTTATGAGATGGAACTTGCAAAACTACGAGGAGAGTATTCTGTTCAGCAACAACAAATTGAAACTGCTGGCAGAGAAAATTTAGAAGCAGTCAAAGAGACCAGGAAGGATGACAGAATTAAACTATCAGCCGTCGAACAATCTAAGTTAATCTCTCAACGAAAAGGTGAGCGAGATGAATTATCTGAAGAGACCGACGACCTCCTAGACGTATTATTAAACGAGTAAATTTGTACCATGGCTTGTACTTGTAATTCTTCTTCTTGCAGATGTGAAAACCCAAAGAATGTGGACGTTTCTGCTGCTACCCAATTAAATATTTGTTGCCGTCGCGCAAACACTTTCATCTTAAAAGCAAACGTCAAAGACTCGAATGGAACTGCGATTGACCTGACGGCTTATACTTATGAGATGCAAGTAAGACAATATGACAATGGTCCTATTGTTATTCCTAATAGTAGCATCACAATTGCTGGAACTGATGCAGGTTTGCTCACGATAACTATAACAGATGCTAACATGACTGTCGATGCAGGAACGTATGTGTACGGCGTTGAGTTCACGTTAACTGCTACTTCAGAAAAAGAAACTTGGTTCTTCGGAACATTCACTGTACAACAAAACATTGTAAACTAAACTATGTCAGATACTGGGCCTATTGAAATTATTGTAACGGACCAACCTGGTGACGTAATAACTATTACTCAACCCAGTCCTATATCTATTGACATTAATAATGGGGCCGTAGAACAACTTGTTGGTTCTAAAGGCCAAAAGGGTGCTCAAGGAGAAAAAGGTCAAAAGGGTGAGATCGGTTCTAAAGGGCAAAAGGGAGACCAGGGAGAACAAGGTATAAAGGGAGACAAGGGACAGAAAGGTCTTGATGGAGATGGAGTCAAGGGACAGAAAGGTGAAGTCGGTGAGAAAGGTCAAAAAGGAGAACAAGGAGTTCAAGGTGAAAAAGGAGTTAAGGGCGAGGTCGGACAGAAAGGACAAAAAGGAGAAGTTGCTGAAAAGGGATCTAAGGGTGAAGTAGGTGAAAAGGGACAGAAAGGAGAACAAGGCGACAAAGGACA